TCACCTTTTTTCATATTGTGTCTGAGAAATAATAATGAGTGCTGACTTAGTTGCTATTTTCAGCCCGGTTATTTTCTGGGGGAGTGATATTTCTGTCATGCCAATGATGTTACTAATCATCATTCACTTTCCCGATCTCCATAGTTATAAAAAAACTGAACGGGGTTTGTTGTGCTATCGCTGTTCCAACCCTCGCTGCGCGCGCTGTTGCTGGCCTGTCAGCATAATGTCCGATACTGCCACAACGGGCTGAAATCGCTTGGAAAAGCGTGTGTCGACAAGTGTGGCGGTATGTGTTCCATGCCTGAGCATGGGCCCCTTTATCGCTAATTCTGATGAGACATGTTATGAGCACGAAATATACGGCCTTGCTTACCCAAGTGGGAGCAGACAGGCTGGCTAATGCGATCGCACTGGGAAAACAACTCGAAATCGCCCGGATGGGCGTAGGGGATGGTGGTGGTGTATTGCCAACGCCGGACGCAACCCAGACTAAATTGATCAATGAAAAACGTCGTGCCGCGCTTAATTCGTTGAGCATCGACCCTGCTAATGCCAATCAGATTATTGCCGAACAAGTGATCCCGGAGAATGAAGGTGGATTCTGGCTGCGGGAAATCGGCTTGTATGATGCGGACGATAATTTGATTGCCGTAGCCAACTGTCCGGAAACCTATAAACCACAGATGCAGGAAGGATCGGGCCGCGTGCAGACGGTGCGCATGATTCTGGCTGTCAGTCAGACGCAGGCGGTATCGCTGAATATCGACCCGGCGGTGGTGCTGGCAACTCGCAAGTCGGTTGATGACAAGGCGATTGAGGTGAAAACCTACGCCGATGAACTGATGGCGAAACATCTCGTTGACGCGAATCCGCATAAGCAGTATGCGCCGCTGGCAAGCCCGGCGTTGACCGGCACGCCGACGGCCCCAACCGCTGCATTAGGCACGAGCACAACACAGCTCGCTACGACTGCTCTGGTTAGAACGTCGCAAGGCGGCTATGCGGGATATCAGTTTCTGTCATCATCAACGACACTAACTGCATCACATGCGAATAAACTGCTGACGCTTGGGAATGGGGTTACGGCTACATTGCCTGACCCGAGCACCCTACCCGCAGGAACAGTATTTGAGTTGATCTCAGCGGGCGGTACCGCTGCGCTAGGGTTAACCGAGGGATCAACGGTAGTCAATACACCAATTAAGCCGCTGACATTCCCGCTGTCATTATTGCTGAATGAGCGGATACGATTTGTATCTACCGGGGCTAATACCACGTGGATTTGTGAAAACTACATTACTCAAAATAGCGTGCCGTTTACTGGGCAAATCACTGTCACCGGTGATGGCCAGCAAATCCTTTTGCAGCAGAGCACAAAGGCACCATCGTCTGGCTCGTATATTAAAGGGCTCAACAGTGACGGCGTATTCTTGTGGACTGTCGGTCACAACGAAGCGAATGACTGGCTGGAGCTTGTCGGTAAAGGCAACAGCCGTATCGTGCTGGCAGACAGCGGCGATATCACTATTGCCCCAGGTGCCGGGAAAACCACAAAAATTACCAGCACCGTCACGCTCACTGCCCCGGCTGCGGGAGATAACAGCAACAGCGCCATCACATCAGGCTGGTTCGCAGCAGAGATTGCGGGTATCCCGCTTCCCTGGCCGCAGGCGGCAGTGCCAACCGGTTGGCTGAAATGCAACGGTCAGGCGTTCGATAAAAACCTCTATCCACGGCTGGCGCAGGTCTACCCGTCGGGCGTGCTGCCGGATCTGCGTGGCGAATTTATTCGTGGCTGGGATGATGGGAGAGGGGTGGATTCATGGACGAACTATCGGGAGTAAACAAAGTGCCACCGGTTTGCGAACCGGGATGTTGGATTATAGCGGTAGCGATATAGGTAGTGCCGGTGTTTATATCGGTATGGCGTATGCCGACTCTGATAGCTCTACCAATACTATTAACTTCGCCAATCAGGGCTATCCAGACGGAACGCTGATGGAAGGTAGTGCAGGAAGAGATAACGGGGTTTCAGGTACCGCGAGCAATACCGTTTTTGCTAACGGGGCGAACTGGATAACTGTACGCCCTCGCAACATTGCCTTTAACTATATCGTGAGAGCAGCATAATAAGTGAGAATTATTCTGTTGCTGTGCGACATACTAATTGAGTGAAAATCGACTAACTAATATCTAAAAGCTGATTTAAGTTTATTGAAATTTTCGTTTTAAATAAAAAATTGGTTATTTATGACTGATTTTTATTCATGCAGCGCTGGCTGAATATTTTATTTTCTCCCTGTTTAAACCCGCCTTGATGGCGGGTTTTCTTTATTGAGTTGTTGTGCCATGGCATAAACAACGTCGGCCGGACGATTTGCCACCCATCTCTTTGCATAATGTTGTCAGAGGCAACAACGAAATGGAATGGCTTGCAGAAGCAGATGGTGATTTGTGCTGTGGTGATTGCGATATAAACCAATGAATTTATTTAAGGCTGTTTCGTAATCTGTTGTAAATAATGTTTTTATTTATTGCAATAGGAAATTGAGGTGTCATATGTTTTATTCTAAATCAACCCGTGGTTTTTATAGTGACGAAGTTAATGGTGTTAATATTCCTGATGACGCTATTGAGATCAGCGATGATTATTATCAATATTTATTAGACCAGCAAGTCAGGGGTAATGTTATTATTTTTGATGAATCGACAAAAAAACCGATTGCGGTGACTCCCGTGCCTTTGTCAGACACTCAGTTGGCTGAGGATGCCCGGCGTCAGCGAGATAATTTACTGACCGCCAGTGACTGGACGCAAGTGCCGGATGCACCGGTAGATCAACAGGCCTGGCGTACATACCGTGAGATATTACGTCAAGTTCCTGAGCAGGCCGGGTTCCCGTTAAATATTGCATGGCCGTCACAACCAGAAAAATAAGCAGTCATACGCTCTGTTCTTTATTCATTTTCATCGTCTTATTTTATTTTTCCCGCCTTGATGGCGGGTTTTTTTAACCTGCTTGTTGTGCCATGACATAAACAACGCCGGCCGAACGATTTACCACCCATCTCTTTGCATAATGTTGTCAGAGGCAACAACGAAATGGAATGGCTTGCAAAAAGACGGCGATTTGCGCGGTGGGGATTGCAATGTCAGACGACGGTTTAAGGCGATACAAAAGGAAAGTGGTATGACGGTGAAATACATGACATTGCTCACCCAGGCGGGGGCGGCAAAGCTGGCGAATGCCGCCGCATTAGGGAAAATGCTGAATATTACCCACATGGGGGTGGGGGATGGCGGCGGGAATCCGACCACGCCTGATCCGGCCCAGACGGCATTGATTAATGAACGGCGCCGGGCGGTGTTGAACGCCCTGAGAGTTGACCCGTCGAATCCGAATCAAATTATTGCCGAACAGGTGATCCCGGAAAATGAAGGCGGGTTTTGGTTGCGTGAAATCGGCCTGTACGATGACGATGGCGATTTGATCGCCGTGGCCAATTGCCCGGATACCTATAAACCGCAGTTGCAGGAAGGCTCGGGACGTGTACAAACCATACGTATGATTCTGGTGGTCAGTAACACCAGTGCGGTCACCCTGAAAGTTGACCCGTCGGTGGTGATGGCAACCCGTAAGTCGGTTGATGACAAGGCGATTGAGGTGAAAGCCTACGCCGATGAGCTGATGGCGAAACACCTCGCCAACGCGAATCCGCACAAACAGTATGCGCCGATTGAAAGCCCGGTATTGACCGGTAACCCTACGGCACCGACAGCGGTGGCCGGCACCCGTACCACACAGTTGGCAACCACGGCATTTGTGGCCGGCGCTGTTGATTCCTTGTCCGGTAAGACTGACGACAACTTCAAGCTCAAGCTGGATATTAATGACATTGTGGGTATTCCCTTGCCCTGGCCGCAGGCTACTGCCCCAGGCGGCTGGCTGAAATGCAACGGTCAGTCATTCGATAAAAACCGCTATCCGCGGCTGGCGCAGGTCTACCCGTCGGGCATGTTACCGGATTTGCGCGGCGAGTTTATTCGTGGCTGGGATGATGGGAGAGGAGTGGATGTAGGGCGCCAATTAAGTAGCTGGCAAGAGGGTTCTTATATGCTCCAGGAAGTGATTAATCCTCCAGATAATGTTGTTAACTTTTCGTGTAACTCTCGAGAGTCACTGAATTGGGATAATCCTGTCGCTACGGTGGGGAATTTTCGTGCCCGTGCTATCGGTGCCACTAGTACATGGGGGACGGGAGCTCAAGGATATATTGGGGTGTCCCGACCTCGCAACATTGCCTTTAGTTACATCGTGAGGGCTGCGTAATAGATATAAAAATTCCGTTATTTATTTCTGATGTGATGACATAACTAATTTAATAGAAGTGTGTTTTTTCAAATAGGTGGTTGTGTTTTTCATTATTGTTGTGTCATGGCTGATACAGCGCCATTAACAGGTAATTATTGGTGTGTCTTTACATAATGGTTGTCAGAAAGCAGAACAAACATTGAATGCTTGTGTAACGGCAATATTTTCTGCCTGGCCTTTTAATAAATACAGACGAGAGAAACGATGGGAACCAAATATTTTACGATTCTCACCCGTATCGGTGAGATTAAATTAGCGCAAGCGATCTCAACCGGAAAACCACTGGAAATTGCCCAGATGGGTGTCGGTGATGGCGGTGGGGTATTACAGGCACCGGACCCGTTGCAAACTACATTGGTGAATGAAAAACGCCGGGCGGCGATCAATTCCCTGAGTGTTGATGCTGATAACCCCGGGCAGATTATTGCCGAGCAGGTGATTCCGGAAAATGAGGGTGGGTTCTGGCTACGTGAAATTGGCCTGTACGATGCAGCCGGCAATTTGATAGCGGTGGCTAACTGCCCGGAAACTTATAAACCGGAACTGAAGGAAGGGTCGGGCCGGATACAAACGGTGCGCATGATCCTGATTGTCAGCCGTACCGATGCCGTCACGCTGAAATTCGACCCGACGGTGGCGCTGGCAACCCGGCGCTATGCCGACACACTGTTGTCCGGGCATCTTGCCGAGACCAACCCCCACTCGCAGTATCTGCTGATCAGTGAATTTGTCGGTATTCCTCAGCCGTGGCCGCAGACGATCGCCCCGGCAGGCTGGCTGAAATGTAACGGCCAGGTGTTTGATAAAACCCGCTACCCGCGGTTGGCGCAGGTTTATCCTTCTGGCGTGCTGCCGGATTTACGTGGTGAATTTATTCGTGGTTGGGATGATGGGCGGGGGGTGGATGCAGGACGCAACATCCTCAGTCAGCAAAAAGGCACATTAACTGTATCGGACCCGTCACTTGTTGCCGTGGCTATCGGAACCCTGATTCATAGCAACAATGATGTAGCCAATACCTATGAGGCGATGGGCTTTGATAAGGTGGATAAAAAAGATTATGACATGCTGCGTGCTGCAATAAATGCTGAATCATCAGGCGCACAGGATCTGGATAGTTATGGTTGGGGCGGCGGATATGGTTCTACTCGCCCCCGCAACATCGCCTTTAACTACATCGTGAGGGCCGCGTGATGATGACACCGACACCGGAAATGCGCGCCGTGCTGGCGGCGGATGGGCTGGCTGCTCAGGCAGGTTGGTTACGGGTGTACCATGTGGATGCGCTAACCCGTGAATACGATGGCTACAGTGATGAATACCTGATGGCAGGAACGGGGATCCCCGCTCACAGTTATGCCGATGAGCCGCCGCAGCCAGCAACAGAAGGGCAGGCGCTGAGGCGTTCGTCTGATGGCCTGCATTGGGAATGGGTGCCGGATTTGCGTGGGCAGACCGTTTACGACACGAAAACGCGCCAGCCACAGGGTGTGAATGAACTGGGGCCATTGCCCGCCCATTTGACCTTGCAGCCGCCTGCCGGTGCGTTTGACCGTTGGGATGGCGAACACTGGATAACGGATACCGCGGCGTATCAGGAAAGCCTGTTAAAGGCGGCCCGACAGGCGTGTGAAACCCGTCGGCAGACGGCACATGATCGTATTCGCGAGCTGACCTATGCGCAGGAGCTGGGTATGGCCACCGAACAGGAAACGCAGTCGCTGAAGGACTGGAAAATCTATCTGGTGCAGTTAAGTCGTATCGACCTGTCTTTACTGCCGGATATCGACTGGCCGACCCCGCCACCACACTGATGAGACGCTGCACCCGTTCGGAATAACGAGATGCGGTTATTCCGAGCGGGTCGTTTTTTATTCAATGCAGATCCCCGTCGCCTCTGTCTTATCAAATTCTCATGTGGTTTGCAGCCATACTCACACCCTGTTGTGCCATCACCGTGACACCCGTATACGCGGGTGATTTGACGGGCTATCAGCATAATGGTTGTCACAAGGCAGGCAGGGCCGTGAGCGCTTGCGTGAGCCGGTTTTCCCTACGGCTGCCTAACCTTTTCCTTTATATCTATGCTGATGAGAAAATCGATGGGCGCTAAATACTTTACCTTGCTCACCCAGACGGGTGAGAAAAAACTGGCGGCAGCCATTGCCGCAGGAAAAACGCTGGAGCTGGTGCAAATGGGGGTGGGCGATGGCAACGGCCTACTCCCCACCCCGGATCCGTTACAAACCAAACTGGTGAATGAAAGGCGGCGAGGGGTGATTAATGCGCTCACGGTTGACCGGGATAACACCAACCAAATGATTGCCGAGCAGGTGATCCCGGAGCATGAAGGCGGGTTCTGGCTGCGTGAAATCGGTCTGTACGACGTGGATGGGGATCTGATAGCCGTCGGCAACTGCCCGGAAACCTATAAACCGGAACTGAAAGAGGGGTCTGGTCGGGTACAGACGGTGCGTATGGTCCTGATTGTCAGCCGCACCGATGCAATCACGTTGAAGTTTGACCCGACGGTGGCGCTGGCGACACGGCGTTATGCGGATACGTTGCTGGCTGACCATATCGCCGCGGCGAATCCGCACAGGCAGTATGCGCCGCTCGAAAGCCCGGTGTTTAGCGGTAACCCCATCGCGCCGACCGCCGTAGCAGGAACCAATACGACACAACTGGCTACCACGGCGTTTGTTGCGAGTGCTAGTGGCTTACGCTATTGGCGTGTTGTCTGGTAAAACCGAGGCCAGCACCAAACTCAAACTGGATATTAATGACATCGTGGGTATCCCACAGCCGTGGCCACAAGCCACAGCGCCGGATGGTTGGCTTAAATGTAACGGCCAGTCATTTGATAAAAATCGCTATCCACGGTTGGCGCAAGTCTACCCGTCAGGCGTGCTGCCGGATCTGCGCGGCGAATTTATTCGCGGCTGGGATGATGGGAGAGGGGTGGATGCGGTGCGGGCTCTACTGTCAACGCAGGGGGATGCTATTCGCAATATCACCGGTGGGGTCAGTACTGGAGCCGCTCAATTTGACGGATTTGGGGGGGCGTTTTTTGAGAGCGGTCAGCGCATCTCATATGTAGCGTCAGGGACGACAACGAACAATCTTGGTGCGTCGGATGATTTTAGTTTTGATGCATCCAGAATTGTTCCGACTGCTAATGAAAATCGCCCTCGCAACATCGCCTTTAACTACATCGTGAGAGCCGCGTGACGATATCTACACAGACCGTCAGGGCAGGAAAACCGGGTCTTCGTCGTTAAGAAATCTCACCTGGCCCGCTTCCCCCGGTTGCTTCACGGGGTAAGGCTCTGCCCGGCCACAGCATTTCAACCAACTGTTCCGGGTAGACCTTATCCTGTGTGGCGAGCGGTTCATCACTGCCCTACCAGCGATGCTCCCGCATCAGTTAAGCCGTATCGACCTGCCTCTGGCACCAGCTATCGACTGGCCGGCCCTTTCCCCCTGATATGAAGCGATACCCGTTCGGAATAGCAATGTACTGTTATTCCGGACGGGTTGTTTTTATCCCGTGCTGACCGCTGGCCTCTTGGTGCCTTATCAAATTCTCATGGCTTGCAGCCATACTCACCCCCTGTTGTGCCATCGTCGTGACACCCGTATACGCGGGTGATTTGACGTGCCGTCAGCATAATGGTTGTCACAAGGCAGACAGGACCGTGAGCGCTTGCGTGAGCCGGTTTTCCCTACGGCTGCCTAACCTTTTCCTTTGTATTCATGCTGATGAGAGAATCGATGGGCGCTAAATACTTTACCTTACTCACCCAGGCGGGTGAGAAAAAACTGGCGGCAGCCATTGCCGCAGGAAAAGCGCTGGAGCTGGCGCAAATGGGGGTGGGCGATGGTAACGGCACGCTTCCTTTCCCGGATTCGTTACAAACCAAACTGGTGAATGAAAGGCGGCGTGGGGTGATTAATGCGCTCACGGTTGATCAGAATAACACCAACCAAATGATTGCCGAGCAGGTGATCCCGGAAAATGAAGGCGGGTTCTGGCTGCGTGAAATCGGTCTGTACGACGTGGATGGGGATCTGATAGCCGTCGGTAACTGCCCGGAAACTTATAAACCGGAACTGAAGGAGGGGTCTGGTCGGGTACAGACGGTGCGTATGGTCCTGATTGTCAGCCGTACCGATGCGGTAACACTGAAGTTTGACCCGACGGTGGCGCTGGCGACACGGCGTTATGCGGATACGTTGCTGGCTGACCATATCGTCGCGGCGAATCCACACAGGCAGTATGCGCCGTTGGAAAGCCCGGTGTTTAGCGGTAATCCCACTGCGCCGACCGCCGTAGCAGGAACCAATACGACACAACTGGCTACCACGGCGTTTGTTGCGGATGCAGTGGCTTACGCTATTGGCGTGTTGTCTGGTAAAACCGAGGCCAGCACCAAACTCAAACTGGATATTAATGACATCGTGGGTATCCCACAGCCGTGGCCACAAGCCACAGCGCCGAGTGGCTGGCTTAAATGTAACGGCCAGTCATTTGATAAAAATCGCTATCCACGGTTGGCGCAAGTCTACCCGTCAGGCGTGCTGCCGGATCTGCGCGGCGAATTTATTCGCGGCTGGGATGATGGGAGAGGGGTGGATAGTGGGCGGGAACTTGGCACATTGCAGTATGATGATGTAAAGGAGCATTTACATCATATCGCGGCAAAATACGCTGGGGGGACAGGTGTGACGGCGTTAAATACTGCGCAGATGGGTTTTGACAGTCAGACAGGCCCGGCAAATGGAGCACTACGGACCTTTGGTGTAGAGAATCTTGATTTATCACCAGCTGGCGGAAATGAAACTCGCCCCCGTAATATCGCTTTTAACTACATCGTAAGGGCCGCATGA